GTGGATACAGTTAATAATATTTTATCAAATTCCGCGCTGGGTACAGTGATTGGGATCATTGGTATTCTTATAGCCATTTTTATTTATGTTTTAACTCGTAAAGTTTATAAAATCTCTAGCTACCATGAATTTTCAAACCTCATAAATAAAAACCACTCGAGCCTACCACAGCAAATAAGTGTAATATGTATGATGGCTCATTAGTAGAAAGTGTATCTTCTTCTGAATTTGTTATTTGGAATTCGGGTAACTCTGTTATAACAAAAAGTGCATTAGCTACTAAAGAACCTCTAAGAATTGAGTTTAGCAGGGAAATTCAATTATTGCGTTATCAAGTCGTAGCATCAAACAATCCTATTAATAATATAGCGCTAAAGACTGACAGTGAATATCCTAATTGTATTCTTATTGATTTTGATTTTATTGAAAAAAATGAAGGTGCTAGAATAGAAATTCTCCATACTGGGGATAAAAACGATGTTAGGGAGAAAGGAAAACTAATAGGTGTAAAATCTATCTTTAGTAAACAGAAAAAACTATCAAGAAAAAAGAAAAAATCCCAAAAAACTTTTAGTAAAAAAGCATTAGATGTAATTCTTTTATTGTTGTCACTATTGTTTCCAATAATGATCCTATTAATGATTATTTACTCATTCGCCTCTCCAGAGGCTTTTATTTCTACACCCCGCCCCGTTAGAGATAGTAGTTCTCCATGGGTGATGCGTATTATGGGCTTTTCCGTGATATGTGTATTTATTTTTCAATATATTAACCAGCGTCCCCCTTACCCATCAAGTTTAAAAAAGCCTTAAATTAATATTATATTATACACTGTCATGGGGAGTCTGGGGTCGTAGGTTCAAATCCTATCATGCCGACCATTTTTATTTAAGAAAAACAACCACTAATGGTTGATTTTCTTATACTTGGAATTTGCTTGGTGTAAAACCCACATCAGATTTACCATAGTTAAAGTTCAATCCTCGCCCTATTCCTATGCTATACTTATTCTACAATTCATTAATATAGCTTATAGAATGAGAAACCTTGCGAACTTATCTCAAGAAAAAAAAGACAAAATCAATGTCGATTTAGCCGCCTCAGGTGCCGCTTATAAAGAACACCTCAATATGCCAGTTGTTACGTCCGAAGTTGAACGACAACAACCAGCACCGAAACCTGCAGCCCGGATCATCCCGCTACCAACGAAAGTCGGTCAGGCCAAGCTAGGTAAAGGCGCTTCTTTTCGCTGGACTAGCCCCGATAGGCGGGGCTTGGGGTGTGGCAACAATTTCCGCTGTGGCCATAGAAAAATCGCCAAAGGTGGTATCTGACGAGGCCTGCGCGTTAGTAAGTTTCGTTTATTCGCTCACAATAGAGAGCTCATACAAGAAGGAGATTAGCAATGAATGTATCAAACCCTCTTCGCCTGCAATTCACCGATGCTTTCGAGAATGTTTGCTTTACTGCGTTCTGCTACAACCTGAACCAGCTTTCGGGCGCGGTTCAAGAAGCCGCACAGCGCGACGCGCAGAAGTTGGTTTCTATCGACGTGATGGAGCCAGAAGGCTCTAACACTCTCAGCACCTACAGTTGTTCGCTAATCGTAGGGCCGACCGGCGCAGAGCAGAGCAATCTGTACAAACAAGTTCTGCAAGCGGCCAAAAGCAATCTGAACTGGCCGCAAAACTACATGCCCGCGTCTGCGACCGATAAGGAACTTGAGAACTTAGGAATTCAGATTGCAGCCGGCGTGGCAGCCCAAGTTATCGTCCAGATTGGCGGTAAGGCTGTTAAAATGATCCTGCGCAAACTGACCGGCGTTCCAGCCCCAGCAGTAGTTGACGGAAACGACCCGACCCCGCCAGAAAGCGCTGGCGATGTGATCGGCACCGTTTCCGACCCAGACCCCGAAGGCTTATTGCCAGAAGGTGGTGATGACGGCGGCTACCCGGAAAACAGCGGCGAAGATGGTGGCGACGGCGAAGATGGTGGCGACGGCGACGGTGGTGATGACGGCGGCTTTGACCCCGATATCCCCGATATCCCCGATGTCTTCGAAAAGAAAGACTAAGCACCCGAAGGCCCCTTATTGGGGCCTTTCTTCCGCTTTCTGTGCTTCTTCCATCTCACGCATTCTCACATTATAGATGGATTGCTCTGGCATCTGTACACGAACGGAAATAAAACGACCATCAGGGATATCAATTGGGTCGCCGTCTTTGTAACCATCAATATCATTACGGGCAAATTTAGGTGCATTAGGATGAGTGCGATGATATGTTTTTACGAGAATAGAACCGTCCCCCATAACTTCAGAGTCTACCCATATCAACGGCTGTTTATTAACATCAAGTGGAATTTCAATACCACCATCAACACCACCCCAACCTGCATCTGAGTTAAAGCCTAAAACGCCTTCGATAAGATATTCACCCTGAGCTACTCGAGTAACCGCAGCACCTTCTGATTCGTCGTTAGTGGTGAATGTGCCGTCGGGATTGATGTCGATGATTGGTGAGGCGCGTTTAATAAAACCGTTACTGTCTACCGTTGTGTTTTTGGCGCTCCATATCGCATTCCAAGGTGTCGTAGTATCAACAACATCATTTGATGAACTGAAACGACTCATTAATATGCCAGATGTATTCATAAATAACATAGCTCGGCGATTTCCGTTATATGTAGATTGCCAGCCGGCACCATTACTTGGAAACCCTGGTGAACCAGAAGATGAGCCATAAAAACATGAGACTAATGATGGTTCGCTAAGACCTGCACCACCAATACCGTAATCACCAATCAACATCATTGTGCCTGATAATTTTGGTATTTGAATTCCGTTATAACCCGATGCAGAATTGAGTTCGATATTGGTTCCGCCTGCATTACTGGTCGTCAATGATATTGATGTTTTACCATCTGCTGATTTTGAAGTTAGTTTCGTTGTTGCTTCTATCGCTGATGTGAATGATTGTGTTTTTGATAAGGTTAAATCAGCTTTATTACTAATATCCCCCTGCATCTTCTTGATGCTATCTAACGTTACTTTTTGCCCATTAGATAGCTCTACTGTCACCACACCGTTATTCATCATCCATTGGTCCATTGCTCGCAGAAAATACGTCGTATCTGATGCAATAGCGGTCATACGATTATTAGCGTCGCTGTATGAGTTCGGCTCAGTGAGATTAATACTGTAACTGGTGTTTTTTACGGTAAATGTAGCCGGTTGTGAAATGACTAATTCTGTATCGCTATTAACTCTATCCACCATATAAATAAAATTAGCATTACCATTTTTAATTAAAATAATGGTGCCTGAGCGAATAGCGGGATTATTAACTGTCCATTTAGTACCTGTGCCAGAGACAACAGCAGACCCTGACACTGTGCTAACAGTGCCTGTTGTGTATATCATGATTTATTTCCTAAAGGTTTAAATAAAAAAGCTTAATGAAGAGTTAAATATTGAAGTAGTCGCTGAGTTCAATACCGTAAATACTGAATTCTATTCTGAATGCATTACCCCCAACAGCACCGTAAGAACCACCATACTCTGACCCAATGGCATATATGTCATCCCAATAAACTCTATTACCGTCATTTTCGAATCCAAACCCTGTGCGCATATAGATAACATCATCCCTGTTTCTTCCTTGAATTTTCCAGTTAACAAATTGAGCATCTGGAATAATCATGGGTTTCTTAAGTTTAGAAAATGAGGCTCCATTTCGATTACTAAATCGTGTCGTTTCTCCAAGTTTCATGGGCTTATAGTTGGATGAAAATGTAATTTCTTTTTTGTCGTTATAAATAACTATACCATTCTTGGGTGGTTCTAATTTGAAATTGGTGCAAAAGATAACTACATACATTTCACATGAACTACTAACAACTAATCCCCTTGCTCTATTATATGAAAATAAGGCGCTTGAATTTTTAGGTCTTACAAATATGACAGGATTCATTTCACTGGTAATATATGACGGCATTCTCCAGCCATTATCCCGACCTCCATTTATTTTGACGACTTCGGCGAATACACAATAACCACGCATGGAAGGAGTTAGTTCACTAATGCCATTCATACCATGTAATCGTATACCCCACGATTCATTATTAGATTTAGGATATCCATAAAAATCAAACATAAATTCAGGATCTTCCTCTGCATCCTCTGAGTTAACTCGCGAGCCAGCAGGTCTTTCATCAACATAAAAATTAAAATTATCACTAGATATATTATAATCTGTTACATTTGATGAGAACCAATAATACGAACCAGGGATTTTATATGTCCTAGACACTATTCTAGGAATAATAATAATGTTATATCTCTCATATTCAGGGATATTGTGCTTCATTGTATTCCATCCGGTGTTTGGATAAAAATAATTATAAAATCCGATTTTAACTGAACCTAAATACCCCATGACCTGATTATCATCAGCATCTAAATAATATGCATTACCTATATCAGGTTTAATATAGACGCCGTACATGACTACCTCCCTAATATACGACCTATTTCTACTCTGATTTCGCCCTTATCACCATAAACCGCAATTCGTTCATTAGTAATAACAGTATGCGCTCCCGTCTTGTTTGTTCCGATATCTAATTCCCCTCTAAATATCCCTTTGTTCATTTCAATATTGCTAGTTTTACCATCAATTAAAAAACCACTTTTACCAGGAGCATAATCGCCCGATTTAATATATTCAGTAACAACAACAGAATTCAGCCAAGCTTCATTAATAAAGGCCTCACGCATAAACATCTGCCCATTCTTAACGTACATGAACAATTCCATCTTGCCATTTACAGGGTTATACCAAGCAAAGTTATTCGCGTTATAACCGATATAGGACTCCAGTTTCCCGTTCTTAACCTGAGCACTAATTACTTGCCCTGCTGCATTGTATTTCACGTTGTTATGAACAATCGTAATGTTGATGGAATGGGTAACTACACCGTCACCGGTTTGACTAAATTCAGCCTGCATTTTTTGGTTAATCATGCCCTGCTGTTTGCCGAATTGCGCTTGTACCTGTTCTTCGGATTTAGCCATGGCTTTATTCGTTTCAGATATCGCCTCTTTGTTGGTCGCAACATCTGCACGAATACGGCCGACTTCTTTATCTGTATTACCTAACTTCTGGTTGGTATCATCAATGCGTTTATTTGTTGCATCATTGGTTGTTTTTAACTCTGTGCGGATCTCCGTAGTTGTTTGACCGAACGCCTTGTTTAACTCGGTTATTGATGTTTGAGTCTCTTTAATAGCAGACTTGTTTTCACCAACAGCAGAATAAATTTCTTTGATTTCCTGCGCCCAGGCTTCATTATCAGAAACTCGGAGTTGTTGTAGTTGAGTAATACCGGCCTGCGCATTAGCAGAACGTTGCAATACATCCGTAGAGAGCGAGTAAGTGGCGTTTGTCAGTACCGCAATAGACTCGGTGTTCCATTTCAGTTCTTCGCTGAGTTGTTTGAAAGCCTCTGTTTCTCTAACCGTGTTATCTAAATCATCAAAAATATCTGTGGGTAGCGAAACTGGAACACCAGAAGCTTCTACGAAAACAGATTTACCGTAGCTATTGATTGTTCTGATATAGAAATAATACGTGTGTCCCGCTTTTAAATTCTCTTGCGTCCAGAAATTCCCTTGACCAATTTTGTTTGTTTTGGTGATCACCTCATTTTCAGAAAGATTGGTGAGTTTCTTTTCACTAAACCAAAACTCAAAAGTATAACCAAATACAGCGCTATCCCCCTGTTTAGGATATGCCGTTAAACTGAACATACCCGGTGTTATTTCAACGCCAATCGGTGCAGGCGGTGCCTGAATAGCAAAATCACTAATAGCAGGCGCAGACATGGCGCCGGCCACATTAATTGCTCTCACCTCAACACGATAAGTGCCTCGAGTTAAACCATTAATATCAACACGCTCACCCGGTACCTGAATAGACTGTATAACCTTTCCATTCTGGAGAATATTAACCGTGTTATAGCGAATATCCGATGCCACGTTCTGCCATGAAATATATCCCTGAACAATATCCGTAACAGAGAGGGGAACAAAGGCCAGATTAATTGGTGCGGGTACACCACCAGTGGGTAATTTAGTGAATGGGGGTCTAACAAAAGGTTTACTGGCTAAGTCTTCATAGATATAAGGACCATCTTCTTCGAGAGTAATCTCTACCCCCTCTGATGGGTGAAATTTCCAATCAGCAATACGAAATTCTAAATCACTGATCCCTAATGAAGGTAACTCGAGCTTGATAACATCACCAGGGCGATACGCATAGCCATCTAAATTCATGCGTAATTGAATACGACGACCGGCACGTTTTTTACGTAAATAAAGATTGGCTAGTCGATTGGCTTGGTATGGACTGGTTACAAAACGGTAGTCCATATTTTCTTTAATTTCTAAGCCGTCTTCTTCTATCCACTCCTCAATAACTATGGGTTCAAAATCAGTTTTGTTATATTGTTGCTCTGCATCAACGAAAGTACCGTAAATCGCATTAGTCGCATCACGCAAAGAAAGTTCCGGTGTCACCGTTACCGTATCGATAATTTGTGACTCATCAATTGTGAGTAATGCAGGCCCATTATAAACCTGCATCAAAATACCGTGCTTACCTGCAATATAGGTCGGTTCGCCGGCAATGCATTTATGCATCATCTCTAATACAGAAGCGGGACTCTCTTCAAGTTCATAGGCACCATTTAATGTATATCGAGGCTCACTTTTTCCATCAGGCGTTTGTACGGTTTCATCACAAATATCTGCTGCACTTTTAAATGCATCCCAATCAATATCGGAGTCTGGAACCCCCAAATAGTGACGGTAATAATCTAATATGACCAAAGCACCATTATTTGACCACGCTGTTTTTTCGGTACGGGGATCATAAATTTCTTTTCCCCATAGTTCACTTTTAACATTAGGCACACCATAAGGGAACTTTTCTTGATCAAAGCGTAATGTTAAGCGTAACCATGCAAGCCCTCGACCAATCATGTCCTCTTTCCATGAGGGTGCATGTTTTAATAAATAAGGATCCGCCTCAGCTCTACCGTTATGAAACTCGTATTGTGCGTTGTTACCTAAATCTTCAATTTTGTCATCATTAAAATAAATTTGACCTAGCTTATGAATGGGATGAGAAGCGAGCGCTAATGCCATATAAAGTTCTTCATTTTCGTCTTGCTCGCCTTCCTCTTCTTCAGCAAAGAAAAGTAAACCTGACATCATTGTTTTGCCTACAACGACCGTTTCTGGTGCTGATGCTGAACGTAGCATCTGTTTGCGCTCAGATTGGTCGCGATAACCAGAACCAGGTACTTTATCTTTAAAGATAAATGCACTCGCTGCCTGAACAGCAATACCGGCAACAATTAATGCAGTCCCCAAACCACCCGTAGCAATAACACCTGCTATCATTAAGCCCGCGGAGACAACGCTTGTGACAGTCTTACCCATTTATTGTACTCTCCATGCTTTTATTGGTTTATTGCTCACCGCACGAACGCCATCTGTTGAGACAGCCCATAATTTACCCGCCCATAACACCCCTAACGTTTCCCCTTCGTCACCCTCGAACATCACAATGTCACCACGACCAGCTTCATTTGTTGGAATTTCATCAAAAAAACGGCTCACGGCTCCGTCCAATGTTCCAAACTCTTTTTGTAACACTCTGAATGCGCCAGTTTTTGTTTTATAACGCCCACGAATACGTTCGCAGGGATCGAAATTACAAACGGCTATGACACAGTCAGAAGCAAACAAACAACAATCATGTTCACCCCATACGAAAGGGCGATTAATGGCATTTTTCAAAGTTTCAGGTAGGCGAGTAGTCCATTGAGGGTGTCTCATGATTTTCTCCAGACAATAAAAAACCCGCCGAAGCGGGTATTTATTTTTTTATTTAATGTTTACCAACCACAAGAGTTTCTGAGTGGTTTAATTTTAGATTCTAATCCAGTTATATTGAAATTAACATTAACTGGATTTTCCCCATATGGTGTTAATTGCATAAAAAGATTATTTTTATTAAACATTGATTTAATAAACGATATTGTATTTCCATTATAGAATGATGATTTATTATTAGTTGATATACTCCACCAATTTGTAATGGCTTTATTTTTATCTATTCTATATGATACTTTTATATCATCAATTCCCAAGTAGGCCCCCCAAACAACATATACTTGGGTTTTATTGTTCTGACATCTAACTATTAAAGTTGGTATTGATGCGCCCAGTAAACTTGTATTTATGGCACTATCACCATCAACACTAAGAATTACGGTTTCTGTGTCATCAAGTTGGGATTTTTCTTTAAACACACCCCACTTACTTTCTATATCATTATTATTAGCATCTTCCGAAACTTTACTTTCATCTAATTTATCGAAACAGCTAAGTTTTTCATCGCTATTTTTTAATAGCTTACACTTTTGATATTCAGTTATTGGTATATCTTTAGCAAAAACATTTCCTATAAAAAAAATAAAAAGAATTGATATTAGATATCTCATTTTAAATCCTTTATCTGACACATTATTTATATATAAACGCAGGTGCATTTTTCTTGCTACCCCAATAAATAGCCCGATCAGCCATCTGCGCCACATAACGGAATATCCTATCGCCATTCTTACGTTGAGACCATGATTTATCAGTAAATCTGTCGGGTAAGCCATAAGACCATCGTTCAAAACGGTTCGAGACAGTTACTGCGATTTCATTTTCTTCACCTGTTGTCACACCAATTGTGGATATTTGTCCTGCAAATAAAACTTCAGCAAGCGCAGGTTTCCCTTCTTCATTTAATGCAACTAACATCAACTGCGCATTTCGACCTCGAACCCGTTCATTCATCACCTCTCCAATTAATGAAGAATCAAAACCTGAGAGTTTCATAATAAGCTGTTGTGGGCTTGTGGTCATATTTTCTCCCACAGACTCAATGGCACCAAACTGACCAACACCTTGGTAAATTTCACCTGCAATAATGATATTACCCACACCGGTATGTGCGCGCACCACGCCTGATTTAAGATCTAAACGAGAGGCAACAACCAAATAATATCCTTCATTAATTGCCTTAACCATGTCATTACTAAAGGGATGATATTTCATGTTAATGCCTCCTCGAATGATAGAGAAGTGCTGGTCAGTATGCCTGGTTTACGTTGGAAATTTCCCTGATCATTACTGGTTAATTTAAAAATGCCGTAGGGTACTTCATTTTCTATCAAATCATTTACTGTCGGTGCATAACGTAATATAGGGGCAATAGGAATTGTTGCGTTTCCTTGTGCATCACTAATCACATTAGCCGTCACTCTCTTTAGTTCATCATTTACCGTGATATAATCACCAATGCGTAAAACAATGCTATTGGGTAACCAGTCTTTACTCTCCAATAATTTTCCAGATTGATTGGGTTGGCTAACTTTAGGTTTACCACGCTGAGTTAAACCAGAGCGCGCCCAATCACTAATTTTCACTCGACCACTTTCACCATCTAACTCGGCAACAAACGCCTCTAAAACCCTTGCTTGCTCATCAGTCAAATTATTAAATGACATACTGCAACGCCAACGTGAGCCGGGAAAGCGTACGGTCTGTACACTTCCCGTAAAGGTTGATGTAAAGGTTTTGCTGTTACTCACGAGTTGCCAACTTAATGTGGCTGGCACGATGGATTGTGGCCACGATAATATCGTTGCCATTTATCGTAGATTCCTTCTTAACGTACCATTGGTTTGAAAGTCTCGCATAATGTCAGATTTAGCTTTTGAAGCGCCTTGCTCAGCCCCCATTTTTGCTGCTTCCTGCATGGCTTGATACAAGGCCTCGTCACCGTTTCCTGTCACATGGAATGTTTGGTGAATAATGGTATCACCAGAGGAAGCGGAGCCACTACCCGTCGCCCTTACCCCCAAAGAGCCATCAGGACCGCGTTTTAATGGCATAATCGCTTCACTACCCGCTTCGCCCATCAATCCAACGCCAGGTGTGCCCCCTTTTGCAAAGGCAAACAATGTCGGTGAGCTAACCACCTGATCGCTATATTGGCTGAGGCTAGGTGAACTATAAACGTCCCCTTTTGCATTGGCTTTAACTCCCATCTTACCCGCTTTTGCACCACTTGTTGCACCACCGCCACCAGCAAATCCCCCCATTAATCCGGTGAGCGCATTGGTGATTTGTGCCTGAATAGCGATACGAATAAGATCTGAAATAATCGAGCTGGCGAGCGATGAAGAAAATTCTTTCATGGAGTCAGAGAAAGATTTAGTCCCCATTAACATCCCTGTCATCATATTTGCTGTTCGTTGTTCTGCCGCATCGACTAAGTTCATTTGCATACTTTGCCACAAGCCTTGTGATGCATAGAGTTCTTTGCTCGATTGATACTGCGCTTCTTTGGATTTATTAGTGGCTGCTATCATCAATTGTTCGTAACGCTCTTTGCTGACTAAGCCATCTTCGTAATACGCTTGATACAATGCCTTTTGCTCTTCAAGTTGGTTCTGAAGCTGAATAACGGGGTCAATTTCGCCAAGAATACTGATATTAGGCAGAGAAAGACCTTTTGCTTGTTCAGATAGACGATACTTGGACATATCTTGATCCATCTGCATACGTGCATAATGATATTCTTTTTCTGTTAATAATCGCTGATCGAGAAGTGATTTAAGCTCTTTCGTCATTTCCTGTTCATTGCGTAATGAGGTGCGCATAGGGGAGTATTTTTCAGCTAACTCAGCACGTTGTTTCATGTGGTTTTCTGCATTTAGCGTTTTTAATCGTTCATACTCTTCCTGCTTCATTCCGCCTGATTTGAGGTTTTCTTGAAGCTTACGCATTGTCTCAGATTCACTTAGCGATATACGTTCTAGGCTTGTTGCGTGCTCACGTTCAATTTGCTGGCGAAGTTGCTGATATTGATTTACTTTTTGTTGGTTTCCTTTTGATGAAACCAAATCATTTCCTTGATCATCTACTGTCGCTTTATACTTATCTTCTTTAGGTTCAGGTGGTTTTTCGCCACTTTTTAGTCTGGTATTTGCTTCATTGATATTTTTTATTTTATCTTCTGTTATTTTTATATTTTGATTGGTTTTTTCTAAATTAGCCTCTAATTTTATTACTTCCTTTTCCCAATCAGTAGCCAATGGTAAACCCTTAGTCCAAGGCATTTCTTTCTGATCAAAAGCTTGGCTTCGCGCATCGTTAAGCTCTTTCAACATTTTATTTCTTTCAGAAATAATTTGCTGTAATTCATCTTGCGTATCTATTAATTTTAAATTCAACTGTATAGTTGATAACTTCATTAGTTCTGCCGTGGTTTCAACTATTGCATTTTTTAAATTAATAGCGCTTTCTCTAGCTTCAACTGATTTATTATGAAAATAATAAGCAGCCGATCCCGCTAAGGTCAAAACACCAACGGGGCCACCTAATGCTGAATACACGCCACCTAACGCTCTTCCTGATAGACTCAAAGCGCGATTGCTGATAGATAATTTGTTATTAGCCTCAGCTAACAAGTTAGTATATTTCGTTTTTTGAAGTAAAGCCTCTGATTCCTGCCGATATAATTTATTTCGTTCTGATGTTAAATTTATAGTCTGCATACCATAACTAGCCATCATTTTATTGTGATTGCTTAAGGATTGCCCTTGCACCTCGATCTTTTTTAGACTTTCTTCTGCTGTACTAATACCTTGTAATGCCGTTTGTTTCATTTGTTTCGCATTATTTCTTACTGCAACTTCATTTTTCACCCACTCCTTCGTTTGCTCTTGAAGTCCAGTGGTCATTCTGGCACCAATGACAGGAAGAACAGCATAGGTAGCGATATCAGCAACCGTAGTCAGATTATTAGATAATGAATTGATGGCATCTGATGCGGACTGAATACCCATTCGTAATGGACCGCTTGCAGATTGTCCTGCTTTTATGGCTAACCCTTCAAAGGCTGCTGTTAAACCCAATAGATCGCCATTAAGATTATTGGTACGCTCTTTGGCTTGCTCATAGGCAGTTTCGGTACCCGTAAGTGCCTTAGTCAGCTCTCGAACCTTATCGGTATTTTTACTCAGTATCATAGCAGCATTAACATTTTCTCGACCGAATATTTTTGTTAACGCAGTTGTGCTGTAGTTTTTTTGTGCTAAGTTTTCCAATGCAGTTGTCATTCCAACCACTGATGGTTTGAGCTTTTTGTCAGTACTCGATTCTAAAATTAAAATCATGTTGCGCAATGCCGTTCCTGCATCAGCGCCCTTAACTTCACGCTCCGCCAACATTTGGATAACTGCGTTCATTTCTTCAAAAGGGACTTTAGCTTGAGCGGCCGCAACACCTCCTTTTTTAATCGCCTCTGCAGTCTCATTAACTTCTGAAGCGCCATATCGAGAGCCTGCTGCAAGCACATTAATATAACGATCCGCATCCGATACTGATGCACCGAACTGATTAAGCGATAAGGCAAGTGTTCTAGTTGCGTCTGGGAGGGTAGTACCTGAAGCTTGAGCAAGAATTAAGGAGCTTTTTGTTACATTAATCAGTCCTTCACTTGTTTTCATCAGCTCAGGCTTGGACGCTGCCATTAATTTAATAGCTTCTGCCGCCTGCATAGCACTGTATTGTGTTGTTCGCCCCATCTCTTGAGCTGCTTCATCAAATACTTTTAGCTGTTCACCCGCAGCACCAGTAATTGCCGCTAAATCAGAAAGTGCTTGTCCATATTGACGAGAAATACCTAAAATACTCCCGATAGAAAGACTCACCCCGCCTACCATCGCTAATGATCCCGCAACCTGCTTAACTGATGTACCAATAGAATGAAAGCTATCTGAAACATCTTTAGCATTTTGTTTTGCTTTTCTTGAGAAGCGCTCTGTTTCACGTCCTGCGTGATTCATCGCATCAGTGATATTACTGCGGAAACTAGCGTCATTCAGCAATAATCCAACACGTAAATCGGCTAAATTGGTGGCCATAGTTATCTTCCTATCATTTTCATTACGTCAGCACATTGCTGCTCAACTGATTTAGTGGTGCTTACGATTTTGGGGGAGTTTTCCGAAGCGGGGGTGCTCTCTGATGGCGGTATCACACTTGATTTTTCATGTTTGAGTGTGAAGTAAGCCTGCCAGCCCAATAAGGTATTGGCAGGCAAGTTAAGAACACGAAAGGGATCGATTTCCCCTAACTCTTCACAAAGCTGATAAGCAAAATAGAGTAGAGGACTATCGGTTAGTTTTTTTTTGCCTCCTCTAGAGTGCCAATAGAGTGTTTTTTCACAATATCAATTGCTTCTATCAATATTGCGTTATCATGAACGTTAACCAGTTCTTCTGGTTTAGGTAATAATGATTTGTTTATCGGCTTGCCGTCATCATCAACGAGGCAATTGAGCAACATACTGACATTTTTTAGTGACGATTCGCGAAATTTCCCCTGACGATTTAAATCAGAGACATCCGTTTCAAGTTGCATCAGTTCATTGGCTGTCATACGACGAATATTCACTTTCACACCGCATAAGATTTCCACTTCAATAATCTGCGGCTTAGCGGTGAGTAAAGAGGCTTTTAATCTTTTCATTAATCATTTCCTTCTGTCGGTGGTGTCACTGTAGAGGTTCCCCAAACTAGGTTATTTTGTTTACCTTTTACGGTGATTTGAATAGCCTCGTTAGCAGGAGCTGAGACGTCATTTAATTCCCAGCCTGACAATGAAAGGATCATGGTTGCCGTACGTTTATTAGGAAGCTCACAATAGAACTGTACCGTTTCACGCTTTTCTGCTGCATTCAGGAATGCAACAAAATTTTCATTTTCTGGATCATCAATAAAGCCTAACGACTTTTCAGGCCCTTCTGGTAAGTCAGAAATAAATTGCTTGTTTTTATCAATTAAAACGGTGACATCAACAAAGCTACCTGATTGACCGGTGGCACCTAGTGACTTACAGTTAATGAGTGGCTTCATTTGCTCGGCGGTGTCACCCACTTTACCAAATTTAACAATAGTGCCTGCCGGTAGCATGGCGTATTCTGGCGATGTTTTTTGAACTGCCATAATTTAAGCTCCTAGAATAGGTTTATTTAAATTGTCTGAGTGCGTCTCTGATTTCAGAAACGAGAATTTTGAGTACCGCTTGTTTGTTGTAATCCAAAGCTGGGCGAATAAATGGATGGGCGATTTGCTTAATGGTGCCAAATTCCTGCGCTCTCGCTTTCATATAGTGTTTTTTGGTGGGTCCTACGGTAATTAAAACCGCTCCTTTTGTTTTTTTACTGCGTGAAGAGCGTATTTTTATGCTGTCACGCATATGTTCGCTTGCTACTGTTTCATCAAACCCTGCATGTGTTTTCATATCCTCTAAAACAGGCACCATAGCTGATTTTCCTGATTGACGGAGGATCTTAATTTGGACATCTTTCTCTAATCGCTGTAATACCTCTCCTAATTCCCGTAATCCCTCAACTTTCATGGTGATGTTCATGATGCGTCCTCGGGATAGGTGATAATGAAATCACGATAAATACGATAAATTTTGCGATTTTCCGTTTGTTCGATCATGTCCTGCTGAAAGTTACCTCGCTGAACGGTTTGTATGGGATAATTTCCAATATAACCATGCACAACAGACTCCCATTCGCGACAAAGTTTAAATTCAAGCATCAGCGCTTTGGGATAATCATCAGGTATTTGAATAACGATTTGAAAACGGGCTTGAACAAGTGAGGTGTGGGCTAATCCAGCGTCTATCTTGGGGTCGCTAATTCGTTGATAGATAACCCCCTCTAATTTATCGGATGGGAGTTTTAACGGATAAGCTAACAATCCCGTAATACGTTCCAGATCAGCTTTAATATCAACTTCTATCATGTTGTATATTCGCCTCCGTGGTAATAATGGTTCTATCAGCCTGATTTCGGTCAACAGCGCGTACAGTAAATAGTCGCCCCTGATAGCCCACCAGCCACCCCATATCAACATCATAACGAGGGCGAATAGTGAAATGATAGGTTTCAATTACCTGATCTTGGTCTGCGGTACGGATCTTACGGTTCGACATCGATTCGGCTTTAGCCCATACCTCAGCCACTTTTTTTGAAACGACTTTTTCACTCCCTAAATCATCACGTTCTGTAACATAGTGAGAAAGGGAAATACGTTTGTTGAGTTCACCGGCTTTCATCATTCCTCACAAATTAATATGACGATAGGGGTCGAGCAGTAATTTAAATCCCGCTGGTAATATGGCTGTTTCTCTATTTTCATAGAAATTACCAACGGCCAGCATAAGAGCCAATTCAATATCATCAGTGATTAATAAACCGTCAGGATCTTCCTCTGGTATATTTCCTTCATAAAGATGTCGATTGATATATCCTTCAGCTCGTTGTTTTGCCGCCATCAGATAAGTTTTTAGCAGTTCATCTTCGAAGGTATTATCTTCATCTAGCCGGCATTGTTGCTTTAACTTTTCCAGTGTGGGTAGTGGCATAAATCCCCCAATACCTGCGATCACCCAGATCGCAGGCACAAAAAAACCGCAATTAAGCGGTGACTGTTTTATCACTTGCTAATGCTTATTTCGTGCTACTGGCACCTTTACCTACTAATGCCTTAATAGCAGAAGTATCTTCAAGCACACAATCGAAGCGATGGAAAGCTAAGAAAGCTGTCTGATCATATTCTGCGTAACGTTCAACTAAACGCTTCAATGTCATGTAAGTTACTCGGCGTAAAATGAAGCGGTCAAAGTCACCACAGAAGATGAATTTTTTACCCGCTTCCATTTTGTCGATCGCCTGATCAACAACATATTGCATACCTAAAATTTGAGCTGGTGCGACACCCGAAATAGACGGAAGCCATAAAGGGCGTTTTTGCGCATCTTCCATTAACTTTAAGCTTTTCAACGTATCATCATTAAAAGCAAGACGGAATTTAGGGCTATTACGGTATGCAGGGTCTATCGCATGTTCTAACTCGGTGATATCTTTCCAACTTAGTGAGGCGCCGGCTACATCAACTGTGCTAGTCACCGCTGTTTCTAATCCGTTAGGCTGTAAAGGGGAGCCTTTTCCGGTACCTTTTATCAGATATTTCGCTTCACCACGACCAATACGTTGGGCAATGCGCGAAGCCAAATAGGCTTGAATATCTACACCACTGTCTTGCAATAATTCGTTGGAAACGCGAATAATTTTTGATGTAAGTTTTTTAGCCCCTAAAATGGCAGTTCCAAACTCAACATCTTGTTCACCTGCTGCGGTGTTTTCGCCCAGTAATTCCCCTTCTTCATCGGTACCGTCTGATGTTGACCAAGTAATATCTTGACCGTTTGACGTTGGTAAGATTTGAGCCACACTTGCAATACCGCCATAGGCCTTCATTTTATCAACAATTTTATTCAACATCTGAGTAGGAACGGTATAGCCACCTTTCTCATCGGGCGAAGTACCCTGTGCACGAAGTTCTTTGACCGCTTGGCGTTCTTCTGCAGTGAGTTCACCGAAACCACAACGCAGGAAGCGATCAAACGCTTGATTACGACGCTCTGCTTGCTCTGTTTCAGGGTTATTCGGTTGTTGTCCACGCTGTTCTTTCTCTTTGTCATCAACCAAATCTTGATCTAATGAGCGTAGTTGCTCTTCACGCTGAATCTGAGCATCTAAATTTTCAAGTTCAGTTTGCGCTTTATTCCATTGAGTGCGTTGCTCCTCGGTCATTACACCATCACCCACTTTTTCGTGAATGGCGCGCATATCAATCGCGATAGTGTTACGTTTTTGTTTTAATTCATGAAGCTTCATAGTCATAGTATTACCTTATGCATTGAGTAAAGTCATAAGACGCTCACGCGCCAATTTTTGATTAATTGCTTTTTGAAGATCGCCACTGTCTCTGGCTTCTTTCCATGCATTCATTGAGCGAACCGCAGAGTCTGCATCTTGATACGCTGGATAAGTGACAGGACTGACATCATAGAGTCGAGAAAATCGTGTTATTTCACGAATAACGACACCTTCTTCATCTTGGTACCACTCTTCACCATCCCGCGCGACACGAAAGGCAAAGGAACTTTGATTGATATCGCCACGTTTCATGGGCGCCAGCACTAAATCACGAATAGTTTGTGTCTCAGGTGCTGTTATGTCGTAAACAAGCCCACGCTCATTGACGCTAAGCGACAAGGTTCCTGCTGTTGTTCTGCCTAAAATATAGTTGGGATCATGATTAAATAAGCCACGAACATCATCATTAAGAACATCATCAAATGCCCCTGGTTTTATAATTTCACGGAATCCATAAATTAGTTCGGATCGGGAGTCGAAAACGGAGCCTAAACCCACGATATGTGTCGGTTTATTTTCCTCTCCTACTTCAGCCCGAACCTCACCGACATAACATCGTGTTTCTTTTTCACTGCTCATCGTTATCCCCTTTTTGTTCTTCTGTCTTTTTCCCCGCAGACTGGGTGGCATTGACGCTCACCAACATTTCATCAAGGCCATCAACAGGATTCATATCCTCAAAGGCACGTGCTTCATTACGACTCATCCAACCATCTGTAATAGCAAAATGATAGAAATCGGCTCGTTCTTTTGGTGTTCCACGTAGTAACCCAGCTAAATTAAATCGCACATAAAAGCCAGCCGTTCGCTCTTGTCGAGTAAACAAGCGTCGGTTTAATTCCTGCTCCCAGTTCACTACCCACGGCATGATGGTATGTCGTACAAACTGGATGGATTGCTCTGAGATGTTTGAGAAAGTGGCTTTTTCGAGGTCGTTAATCATGTGAGCCGGCACATTGAAGATCCCTGCAATCATTGAGCGATTAAGTTTCAGCATATCAATCAATTGAGCATCAACAGGCGAAACCGTTAACGCCTTGTAATCCAGTTCTGCAGGTAAAAGCATGGTTTTATTTTCTTGGCTTCGTAACATTCGAGAAGCTTTTTGCCACATATCTTTCAGTCGTTCCCAGCCTGCTGGCTGTATGTCACCTTTTACTGACACAATCCCCGCAGGACGAGCATTTCCCCCAAAGAAGGAACTAGTATATTTCTGTCCGCTCATCCCCATACCGATAGTTTCTGCATGCTGAGCAATGGGACTTAACCCCATACGCTGATTGTTCCCCAACGCTCGAATATGGATCATGTCATCAGGACTAATGGCAAAATTCCCCAATTCGTTATAAACACCGTAAGTGTATCGACCACCGGTATTCAGCAGTGTGGTTTCCCACGGCATACAAGCTTCTAGGTTTGTCACTTCACCTTTTCGATTACGGATAACTTGGGTATAACCATTTCCCCAACCCAATACATGGCGCTCTTTTGTTTCGCGCCATTTATAGCTGGTTTGCCACTCGTTAGGTTCATCATGAACAAGATAAAAAACAGGATGATCACGTGCTGTATCGACGCGATTTCCCACCTTTCTCATTACGTGTAAGGGCATCTGAGCGATAGACGAAGAAAGCACATAAATACAAGCGTAAACTGCTGCCAACTTCATTGACGTTTCAGGGCTAACATACACATCTGCCGTAAATAATCCGTCATTATCAATGGAGTCTGCCGTAATAGGTGTTTCAGGGTTTTCTAAACTGGGTGAGTCGTTGCGAAACAAAGCATCAATTAGCACGGTTCCCCCTCATGGCTACCACCAAGGCATAGATTATTGCAATGCATCCCCCAACAATCAGCGTGTTAGCAACGCCATATTTTAGGTAACACCCCGCCATAACCGCACTAACACCAGCCAATGCAGTAATATCAAGTAATAAGTTTTTCATAGGAATAAAAGGTCTTCGTTAGGATCTAAAGAGGAAAGGAAGTCTCTTGGCTCATTCAGCATTGCCCTACCCACAGCCATCATGACTGAAACAGCTCCATCAATTTTATTTTCATTGCCATCTTTTGTTGGTCTAACAACATCATCACTACCCGGCAAATACTTACCGACCACATTTTGAAAACACCACGTCATAATAGGGTTTCCATCATGATGAAATCGTCCTGAAGCTAAAGCTGCTTCTATTTCCTTCATGGGATCACTCATATTTGTATAATTTTGAGTGATAGAAATAGGCTCTAATCCTTCATCTTGTAGTCGATGAGATAACGCCACCGCACCAAATGGGTCAATTGGGCTGGAAACAATACTGAAATGTTCTCTCAATTTTAAGATAGATTCTTCAATCAAACGGTAGTCAACCTCTGCACCATCACTTGGTATTAATGCTTTCTGATTGACAAAACTTTGATACCGTTCCGCAGTCCTCAACTTGTCACTATCGGTTGAATAAATCGTATCTTCTGGCGCAAAAAATAATGGAGATATAGAAAAATAATGTTTTTTACCGCCAATTTCTCGCATAAAAATAGGAGCTACACAGTTCAAATCCAGCTTTGTTGCTAGGTCAATACCTAAATAGACATCTTCACCATAGAAATCTTCTAGTTTTAGGCTTTTATCTTCAGCTTTACGCCAATGATCCATATTGTAGAACGCTGATTTTGCAGAAACCCAAATATTGAAATGTTTAGTCTTTATCTGGTTTGTTTGTCTTGGTGTTGTAATACCAAGCTCTTGTTTTGCTAAAAGATAATCGTACTTTACTGACACATCACAATTTGGGTTAGACTTAATAATGGCTTCTGGTAATTTCCAATCATCATCTTTATCTATGGTATAAATAATGCCGAAAATCTGCTCATTTGCCCCACCAGTACGAATACCTTCAAGAATTTCAGTAACCTGAACTCGCTTATCGTAACAAGGACTTTGAATATCAAATCCTGCCGTTGTGATAATTAGCGTTAATGGTTGCTCTCGCGCCCCCATACCTGTTGTCATTGTTGTATATAACGCATCTGTTGAATGCTCATGATACTCATCAATAATCGCACAGGTTGGGTTATCACCATCACCAGGATCTCCAATCAAAGGAGCAAATAAAGAACCATCAGGACGAGTCATTTTTTCTGCCCATGGTTTGATTTGAAATCGTTTCCTCAGTGAGGGTAATTTCTTAACCATGGCTAAAGCTGGCTCAAATACCTTCCACGCTTGCTTTTCTGTTGTGGCACCACAGTACACTTCTGCACCATATTCACCATCAGCACAAAACATGTAATTTCCAACGGCTGCAGCAATCAATGATTTACCATTTTTACGCGGTACCTCAACATACATTTCAGTGAAGCGACGGTTGCCACATTTCTTTTTTACCCACCCAAAAACTACGCAGAAAATAAAAAGTTGCCACGGTTCTAGTGTGATCCGTAATTTACGCTTTGCCCACTCTCCCTTAGTGTGGGGCATAAGTTGAGCAAATCGACAAAAGCGCTCTGCCTTATCTTTATCAAAACGATATGGCCAATCTTTTTCTTTCGCTTTTTGGAGATCATCTAAGTGACGTTGACAGGATTGTTTAACATAAATACATGATGAAATTTTTCCGCTAACAATATCTCTAGCGTATTGGTTTGCAGCATTGACGCTCGGATAAGTAGCCATAATTAAAACTCATCAAATTCGTTCTCATCATTATTCTGTTCACTAGGCCCTGTCATTCTCATTCGGCTAAGTGGATCCAACCCAAGCAATGAACCTAAACGAGCGATTTGTGAAACACTGTCATTACGAACGGCGACAGCAGGGTGTTTTTTTAATCCACCCGAGCCACTCATTTCAGTAATACCACCACTTTCCAAATCTAATTTAGCTTGTTTTAAAATAACCTTTTCTGCTGTAAGCATGAGTTCGAAAGCATTGCAATACGCAACTAAAAGAGGGGCATCTTCAAGTTCAAATGTTCCACGTTCAATCAAGATTTTACTTTGTGTCTTCCAGAGTTTTATTGCTGACTCTCCCATCAATTCTGCAGGTGGGGCAATCCTTGTCATGCTACTCTTAGAATTTTTAGCCGGTAAATTTTTATTCCGGCCACCACCAGATGCACGGATACCGGCTGCCATTTATCCTCCTAAAAATGTTAAAAAGTTTCGAAAAAAATAATCCTTATTTCGCGTCTGTAAAAATTGACTTAAGGGGGCGGTCCTATAAGGCGAGAGTGGTAGGGATTTTACCCGCCCCTCCCCTATGAGGAATGGTACTGTTATCCTTGACCAATATTACCTTTCATCTGCTGTTCGGCACCGATATAGCCCACAGCAAGCAATGCTTCACCACCAGGATATTCCGCCAGCAACTTGTTTATTTCAGCAATACAATGTTCAACCTTAGCTCTGCTTTGTTCTGGTAGTTCAGCAACTATTCCTTTAAACATAAGTAAGGTTTGTTCATCTTGCGTCATAGCGTTCTCTCCTTTGCAGTCTTAGTTCTATGACATGGAATACATAACGACTGCAGGTTCTCTTCTGCATCGGTACCCCCATGTGCTTTAGCAATGATATGGTCAACTGTTTTCGCTTCGGTGGCTCGTCCTGCTCTTAAGCATTCCAGACACAGATACTTATCACGCTTGAGTATACGTACTCGTAACTTATCCCACTTGGCACCATAGCCACGCTGATGACGGCTCTTGCCTTGCTGGTGGGTTTCCCATCCTAAGTTCTGATGATCTTCACAGTAACCGTTACGTTCTGTTGTTGTCTTGGCGCATCCCTGTTTACGACACGCTCTTGGTATGCGAGGTGGCATGTTATCTCCTATAAAAAAAGCCACCAGCAATTAACTGATAGCTATCTATATAAACTCTATCAACGTCACTAAATAAATGACGTTTGTAGAATTAATCACATTTATTGATGTATTGTATTCTTTACCGTTGATAAATTTCATTTCCCATATAATATTAATATATCTTACCAATAATTAGGAAAATGATAATGACTACAAATGAAGTGGTAGAAGCAATAAGAACTGTATCTCGTGACTACAATCATAGTCAGCAGGGTGGGTCTGATACTGAAACTCCAGATTTATCAGATATATTTGAACCTAACGCATACGAAAATAGAATAGCTGATATATTGGAGAATATAGATGAACACACTGCTGTGAAAATTTTAAACCTAATGTATATCAGACGTGAAATAGAAGAAGATGAAGATTTCAGTACATGCTATCAACGTATGGTAAGAGTATTAAATCAAAACAGAGAGCATGCAATTCTGAAAGTATCTGAAAAATTACCTGTATTAGATCAATATTTATCTGACGCATTAGAATTAGCTAAAAAAGATAGAGTAGATATAGAGAAATTATAATTATTTCTTATTATTTTACGCTCCTATTGGGGCGTTTTTATTTATATGTAGACAACTTTTTATTTTATACATTCAGCTCTAAGATAATCCTGCAACCCTTTAATCATCTGTTCTGACTCTGCAATTCGCTCTCTGAGTAACCAATAATTTCGGATAGCGGTGTCAGTAGGTCTGGCGGTGGTTGCATCATCCAGCTGGGAGGTGGAAGTGGTAGTGCTTTTTGGACACTCGGCTTTGATGTACACCCGCTCAGGATTACGCTCGCTAATGTCACGCAAGCGACTAATTTCATTCTTTGCATTAACAAGCTCCTGTGTGTGCCTTGTATCCAGTTGACTTAGTCGCTCTATGCGTACTTGATAGTCAGTATTGATATCCTTCTGCTCTTCGAGTGCAGTAGTCAGTTCTTTGTTGTTTTCTGTCAGTGTGTTAATTCTTTTCGCTTGTGCATTAATAAGCGCACAACCACCAGCAACAATCCCCACCATCACAACGACAATGTAAAGTTTCCAGTGTTTCATAATTAGTACCGATGATGTGAGAGAGCAATCTGACAGCGTTTGTCTAAACTGGCTTTATCATTAACACATGAATTATCAATTGAGAGATAAATGCCACCAGCAACCGAGATGAGTAATGTAAGGATAAAACCGACGATGATGATTAAAGGCTTCCATTGCATAATGCTGACTCCGCCTCTCTACGACTGACCAACCCTCGCCACACCTTTCCACCAGCATAAACCCAGCGTTTCATTTCTTCACAAGCGCCATACTGATCACCTGCATTTAATTTCTTTAGCAATGTAGAGCGTGCAAAAGCTGTGGTACCAACATTAAAGGCAAAGGAATATAGAGAAGCTTTTGTTTTATCATCGACCGGCACTTTAACCAGGATATCGACTTGCTGTTGCGTTCTGATAAAGTCTTTCTGTAGTAATTCGTCACACTCTTGTTGTGTATAGGTCTTACCTTGAATGATGTCATTTCCAGTGTGTCCATAACAAACCGTCAGAACTCCAGCAACATCGCGGTAAGGTTCATAACGCACCCCCTCAAAATAACCAATCACTGTTAGTGCAATACTTACAGCGCCAGCACTCGCAACAGCTGTCACTTTTTGTTTTAGGTTCATTAGATGTCCTTTTTAGCTTTAGTCAGCATCTCACCGACTATTTTTTCGATTTCTCGCGGATCACTAGAACAATTTCGATGAACCAATTCAGCAAATAATGCTGTTCGTTTTCGCTGTTCTCGCCGTGTCATCAGATAAGTTGCTAATCCAAGAAGCATGCTAAATCCCATTCCTATTACAAAGCCCCATTCATACAATGAGAGACTTGCAAAAAAGGCAGTTAAGCCAGCCGTTCCGTAGGTAGCATTGGTTAATTTGTCCATGCGCATATACACCCCCTACGGAGTGCCTAAGTTTAGTTAAAGGTGTGCCGACTCACAGCTCTTGTGTGAACGTGATAACGAGGGTAATTACTCTGTGGTCGGAATGTGTGAATGAGTGGTGGGCACAACTCCACCTAGTGTGCAATTATCGACATCTCTGCATGAGGCTTTCGATAATTAATGAAATACAGCTCGCCAATAAGCTTTATATTTAGAGCGGGTAACGAAATAATGAAATGACCAAGATAAGCCTAATTGCTCTTTAGTCTTACCAGATAGCTTTATGCATAGATTAATAAATAAATTTTTCATATTTTCTCCAATAAAAAGGCCGCTTTAGCGACCTTGATTTGATACCGGAGAATTATTCAATTACTTCCCCGATAAATTTAGCACTAATTGAGATTTGCATCTGCTGCATACCTTCAATATGACCAGATAACTCATAATTATTTCCCGACTCAGAGATATTCAAAATAAGATTAAATTTATCAATATCTCCAAATACTGAGGTTGCTGATCTATTATGTCTCTCTACTGTTAATACAACCTGATTATTATTAACCTTGCCTCTGTATAAATAAGCAAAGTCACCACCATTAACAATATCGTTTCTAACAGTTACAGTACCATTCCCAAAGTCTTGCATGTTACTTCGAAAAGTAACGTAATAAATACCATCTTTCATAAATACCTCATGCAGTAATTTTTTGCCGAAATCAGCCTATAAACCATACTGCATAATAGTAAATATATCTAATGTATGACCTTCAAAAATGAAAAAAGACCGCCTAAGCGATCTTCTGAATGAGTTATTCGGAATAGCCGAACATGTGAACTATCCGGAAATTCCGGATAGTTGAACCTGTAAGAATTACTTACAAGTTAGCGCTTTTATTTCTTGTTCGGTTTGCTCAAACCGCTCTCTCTCAAGCTCCACACCTAAAACCTTTCGATTAAGTTTTAGTGCTGCTTTCAGTGTTGCACCTGACCCCATAAAGAAATCAGCGACTAGCTCCCCTTCGCGACTACTTGAGCGAATAATGTGTTCCATCATGGCTGATGGTTTCTCACAAGGGTGTTTACCGTGATAATACTGAACAGGTGGATAATCCCACACATCAGTATAAGGTACATCTACAGTTACAAAGAATGGTCGTCTTAATAACCCATATTCTTTTATTAATTCTTGGTAGTCTTTTTGTAATGTAACCTGCTCACGCTCTAACTCGGTAAACTGGCGGGATAACGGTGATAGTTTTTCGTGTTTATCAGCAATGTGTGTAAACAGTGTTTGTAACTTTTTATAGTCTTCCTCGCTAGGTAATTGCCACTGACTATTGCTGAACCAATGACTGCACATTTGCTTACCTGTTGCTTGGTCTATTTCTTTTGCACTCACCTGCAGTGCTAAACGAGCATTTCTAAAATAATCAATCAATGGCTTGAATACATTTTGTTTTAGCTCTTTACATTTTAACGAAAACTCAGAACCTTTAGCTGTGACTGGTTTTTGGTAATGTTCAGCAAAAAGTATTCGTTCTGTTGAAGGAAAAAAGGTGCGCAGGCTTTCCTTATTTTGTTTTTTCCATGGCCCAGATGGTTTAGCCCAGATGATATGACTTAATACATTAAATCGCCCGCGAACAAGCAATTCAGTATCTGACGCCAATTTAGAACCACAGAATAAATACAAACTGCCATTGGGTTTTAATACCCGCCAGAATTCAGCTAATACCTCATCAAGCCAAGACAGATACGACTCAACATTATCCCACTGATTATCCCATGCGCACGACTTCACTCTGAAATACGGTGGATCCGTGGCGATTAAATCAATACTGTTATCAGGTAGTGTTTTTAATACAGATAGTGCGTCGTCATTAAATAGTTGCATCAGAAGTCCTTTTCTACGCAATAAAAAAGCCGATGACGGTTAAGCCACCAGCTTTATAAATTCTTTATATTTTTTAGGCTGTACGCATATAGCTATTTCCTTGCTTTGCGACAAACCCTGCTATTTCAAACTGAGTTAATAGAAACTCACAATTTTCATTACTTAGCCCAGTTTGATTTGAAATTGCTTGTACTGTTTGCCAATCACTTTTTGAGATGGTTTCAAGTACACAACTTGCCTGCGTTGTCATATCACACTGTTTTAACATGATATTTTATACCTTTGGTTAGTTATTGTGCATAACTACACATGTAACTCTGACCAAATAGAACAGCAAGTCTTATCTTCTTTTTAATAACAAAAAACCCCGCAAAGGCGAGGTTTATTTAATTTAGTGTGGTTGAGTAATAAATTTCCCACTATGAAAGAACTTTAATCCAAGTTCGGACAAAATACAACCTTTGTCTGTATATAAAACCAGTTAATTTGTAACTTGGTTAAATACCACCTCAGCGTTGCTTTCTTCACTAAAACATTTACTAATTAACTTCTCATAGAATGGTTTCCAATTTCTACGCCATGTTCTTTCATTAAGTTCTGGTAATAGTTTACTAATAGCTTGATATGCTACTGAAGAAGGCATTCTTTTATATCCACGACCAGCACAACGAGGGCACTCTTTAAATACAGGTACTCCCTGTAATTCTGTTTGCACCTCGTCCAAGACTTGACCACGCCCATTACAACGGCATCGATATGTAATAGCTCCTTTTCCTCCACACGTTTGGCATTTATCACCAACTAGTTCATTTTTAATCACTGGTTCTGTAATCACTTCGCCATTCGATTTTGTAATACCGGGATATTTAATAACGTCTTTGTAGTTATAAATAAGCTTTCTACCTTTGCAGCTAGGGCATTCACACACCGAACCTGCTGAACGGGCATAATCTTCAAACGCCATTTTTGCGAGGATCACTAAACAGTAACCCAGTTTATTACCCGCCGATTTAGCCACCAGCCTTGGTGTCACTTTAAGTGCATATTGTGTTAACTGCTCTACGGTGCTGAACTTATCTTTTTCACTCACGTCATTCTTAGCAAAAAAAGCAGACATACCAAACTTAGCACGTTGCTCTGTCATGCCTAGTGCTCCTGCAGTATCCATCCCCTTCATTCTGTCAGGATCTGTACAGTTTGACGTATCGGTGATCATCGGTGACTTTGGATAAAATTGTTTTAATGCTGACTCTAGTTTCATGCTAATACTCCTCGTGCCGTACACACGTTAAATAAATGCACCGATACCTAATGAACGGTTTAAAAAATGAAATAACAATTCGATTTGATTGCCGTGAGTGACTTCCCATTGTTTGGGATCACGATGTAACTCGTCATGGTGAATGCGACATAATGGAATAGTAAATAAGTCATGAGCTTTCGTTCCCATGCCTCCCATACCATGACCTATGATGTGATGCGGATCATCAGCCTGTTGCCCACACACGCAACACGGTTGAGTTTTTACCCATTGCAACCATTGGGTATTTTCCCAACGTTGCATTTTAGGTTTCAGCAGAAATGAGGCTGGTGGCTCCGGATCGACAGCAACTTTAATAACTGGTTTTATCGCCTCTAAACGCCCGCTCATTGCAGATAATGCTGACATTTCATTTGGAACAATGTCAGCCTCAGGAAATCCGCCGTGCACTCTGCGTTCTTTGGGTTTATCAGGCCAGTCCAACACTCTCCGCAATATGGCATCAGGTAATTCATCGATAACGTTATGCATAACAGCAAAGGTGAAAAAATCAGGTATCGTCAGCTGGTGGCCACAATCTAATCTCAAACGAAAACGAATAGTATCTAACATCCAATCAATACGATTTTTATGAGCCAGCTCAGCAACCCACCCTGCTGATGAGTTTCGAATATGATTATCGTGATACCAACAAGTGCGGATCACACCCGCTTCATGAAATGTGGTCACCAATTCATGATGATGATAGTTATCTGCATCGTTATTAATCTGACAACAATGAATATGATGAGCGACCCACATATCCATTGGTGCCACTTTATCTATGGTGTGGATCACCTTTTTGTTATTGAGAAATTGAACAATGTACTTATTGTTTAAAATAGGCTGTTCATCACCGGTTAATGCGCCTGAGGGCAACACATCTAAACTCTGTGGTACATCACTGATGATCACACGCTGATGGTTTCTAAATTGCTCAAGCAACTCAGCTCCAGGTTTCAATAACACAACCCCCAATTCTTTTTGAATATACGGCGTTAACAGTAACTTCATGCGCTCACCTGTTTATTCAACATCACCATACGGATCAACTCATCCGTTTTACTCTCAAAGAAATGCGGTTGGGTTTCACGAGGATTATTAGGGCTCGTCATATTCTTCCCAAACTGACAACCTCGTGCAGTCACTGACCAGAACTCTTTTACTTTGCTGGCAGTTTTCGTACTTGGACGTGATAAACGCTCAACAATTCCGAGTTCGGCTAATCGCTTATAGGCTTGCTGTGCTGAAATAGGTAGGTTGTGTTTGTTGATCAGTGTTGATAATGCAACTGTTGGACGACTGGAGCCATCCATAGATCCACTTGGTGCATCAATCGCATACACAGGGGCTAATTCAGGTAATCCTGCCATGGCTTGTAACTTTTGATAAGCCCCTAATTTTGATGAATTCGAAAAATTTAAACTTTTAGACATCGATTCCAGTAGTATCACACCCGCTTGAACCTTATCACTGAGTTTCTCCTGGTGCTGTTGTGTCACTAAAGCATCAAAGGTGCGGATCACTTTCAAATGAAAAGAAGCACTAATCCACATTGCATAGGCATACACTAATTCTTTGCAAACATACGTCCCTTGGTTATATCCACCAGCGACAGTGGCAATAGGCGCTCCTGTGATCTCAGGAGCGGTAGAAATTTCATCAATTAACTCTTTCGTTTGAGCCAATGAACTCCAGTTCGATGGTTGGTGTCGTTTTTCACCACCTGACACTCGATGTAAATCATTTAAACAATAGCGACCGGCTACATCTCTACGAACCTGAAAACCATCAATAACAATTAATCCATTCATGCTATTTCTCTCCACGTTTTATTCGTGACCGTACATCACGTTATTAAATGAGCGGATAGTGATTTCTAACTTTCCACCCTTTACGACTTCCATTAACATCACATCCATATGCTTTACCTGCTGATCATCTTCCCAAATACCCGCATGTGTTAATGCATCAAATGGGGCCTTTAAAAAGTTATCAATATCCCTGCGCTGTTTTGTTGGTGGGTATAAACGAACTAGGACAGAGACATTTTCTTTAATAGCTTTAGGTTTTCGTTTTAGTTGCTCATAGACAGAGGCGATCGTGTTAATTCGAAACTTACGCCCTTTTTCACTGATCAGCGTTCGGCCCTTAATATTTCTCCAATACGAGTTAACGCTAGGTGGAAAAGGCAATATGAGCATAAGTTCAGGCATAAGTCCCCCACACTCCAATTAGCAATGTCACTACAAACCAAAACCCAACGAACAGAATATATTTAGTTAGCATTAGTGATTACCTCTTACTGCTCTGACTAATGAGTCATAAGGCTCTGTTGGCAATTTACCCATGAGATCAAAATTAGAGGTGGCATGTTTTACCCATTTGATTGTGGGTAATGCGCGCTTTTTGGCCTTTTGTGTTTTCAGTTTTTGCAAGTAGGCCGATTCACCTAGTTTGCGCTCTTCAATTATCGCTTGGTAAATGTGCTCTGCCTCATTGGTCACAATGTAACGTACAGGGCGATCTTCATTGCCTACTCGTACTAATGCACCTAACCCATTCAGGTATGACAATGCTCTCGATGAGCTAGATAGAGCTATGCCTAAATCACGACTCACAATATGGCGATCAATCTTGTCACCCTCTTTATATTGGTTCAGTATTTGCTCCGTCGTTTTCATGCAACACCTCTCGACGCCAGCCACTTCATTTGCTCAATAAATGCTTTGCCAATTTGCTCTAATTCATCACGATGAATGTAATCGAATTTTTTACCCGTCCATGTTTTATCGAAAACAACTATTGCTCCAGCAAAGAATGCGCCCGTTGGTTTCTGTTTTTCATCTGCGGGAACAAACCACTCAGGAACGTCAAAACCAATACGTCCACGGATAAAACAAACGTGATCAGCTTCTTCTGGCCACCATGTTTCTGATGTAGCTGCTTTTAATAAAAAAACATACCGACCGTATTGTTCACGCATAGCTAATGCATGACTCATGATGTGACCAACACCTGTTAAAGGCTGGCCTTCGTGATATGAACTACGCGAGTAAGGAGGATTGCCAAATGCTGAACCGCCGATCTCTTTCAGTTTTTCAGCCCAATCTTGAGTGAGTGCGTTGTCCTCAACGGTATAGAAATGCGGGCATTTACTGTTTTGACCATCAGTGAATAAATCTAAAGTAAACGGTCCATATTTAGAGTTGACACCGTAGTAAAGGTTATCTGGTGATTGCCATTGGTCACCAATTTCTTTTAATTTATGAGCAGGTTGGCTTTTTAACTCCTGTAATTTCAGTGCGTAATCAATCATCACTTAGCCTCCAGTGCAACTTGTTCTGTCGCCTGTTTCCAGATACCACGGAATGAAGCTAAACCAGCAACTTCACTCATACGGCCAAGACCATTTTTCTTTGCTTGCTCGACTGCTAATGCTTGAATACGATTTTCAGGTTTCCAGCCTGAGGTGAACATTTTTCTAAAAGTTTCATCACGTTCAACCGTGTTAATTTCCACTGAAACTTCTCCAGGCTTTAACCAACGACCATTCACACATTCAGGACGCCCTGCATCACGCCATTTGATCGCCTTATCTTGGTATTCAATACAGTTTTCAGGAACAAATAATGTTTTAGGGCGTAAGTAATCACGCATCTTGGGATCTTTTTGCCATTTAGCTGTCAGGTAATCCGTAATTAATATCAAGTCTTCAGAGGTAAATCCTTCTGCTAATCGCGCCTTGATATGCCCTGTTGTTGTTTTTCCTTCACGATATTTGGAATTTGTCACCTTGTTGAAATAATCCAAAATTAATTTTTCAGGAGCGTTGTCGGGTTCAGTAGGAACCTGACAAGAAGAGTTAGTCTCTGTTGTACTCTCTGAAGTAATCTCTGTTGTATTCTCTGTAAGATCAGGCCATTTTGACCCGTTCAGAACAGTGCATTTTGAACTGTTTGACGGTTTCAATTTGCGCTTATCGATAAGGTCATTTTGAACTGCTCGATTAGATGTATTATCACTGTTCGATTGGGTCATATTGACCCCATCAGTTAGCAGATGGTGATCGTAGTTAATCGCATAATAATTAGTACGGTCATGGTTCGATTTATTGATTTGCTCAATGCGTAAAACACCCTGCTTTTTCAAATTAGTAAAAGCACGTTTAATCGTTGATTCAGAGAAAAAAGGAAATTGATTCTTCCACTCTTCAACTGTGTTATAAATCCAGCGCGAGCCGTCATATTCAACACCTGAAGTAGTTTCAGTTAGCCAATATTGAATTTGCTGTAACAGCATCGCCTCATTTAAACCAAGACGTACCGCTAATTCAGGAATAACGACTAAAGGGCGACTTTTTAGTAATAATAAACTCATCTTGCCACCTCATTACTTAATACGTGTGTACTTCTCTTTAAAACGCTGTACAGGTTCACACTGTGGGTCGTCACAACCATCAAGCATAAAAATAACGCGCTGTTTTTCTCTGTCATAACGAACAACATGAACAACGATACCTCGGTGATTTTTATAGTAGCGATCAAGTTGGTTTGGGTTCTCATTGCTCATTGCCTCGTCCTCAGCCCATTCTTTGAATTAAAATCATCTACCAGCCAACGCATAAATTGGTAGTTGGTTTCTTGGTAGCCATTTGGTACTTTAATTTCATAGACAAAACGGCCATCACGTATTGAAGCTCGCACTTGCGTACGACATGCTAAGTTTGATAATCTACTCATGCTTATTTCTCTTCACATAATTGAAATTGGCAAACCGAAGCCAGCGACCGTACATCGTTGGCTTCACCCTTTCTGGATATAGCCATCTTTAATTTCTCTTTTGATGTAACGAAACAAACGCATTCATAAATGTGCGGATCTGTGAAATTAATCCATCCAACATCATTTTTATTTTCTGCTCTTCTTCGTTATCAATAACGCCGTCAGCTAAGCTGTCCTTCATCAATAACGCTAAACGTCCCTGCATTTCGTCAACATTGCTACGTAATGTGAATAGTTCTGTCTGATCTAAATCAGCAGGGCTAATTCTGTCCACGAGTAAGCGGTTTGATTCACGAGCGACAAATTCAGCAAATAAAACGGTCTGAGAAATATCTTGCATCGCTAATAGTTCGTTTAAATCAAACGAACGACAGCCGTTCTTTTCGTAAAGTTTGTTATTGAATGATGTTAAAGACAGGCCAAGCGCACCAGCCATAGCTTCACGCCCACCAGCTGTTGCCTCACACATTTCTTTCACTACTTGTTTTATTGATTGGTTACTCATAAATACCTCTCTTTATTAAAACCACAGCCATTGGCAAAAAGTCTTGCGTGGCATCACGTAATACTTCCCTGGGTTGTTCCGGTAAAACCGTTTGGCTTTTAGCTCATGAAGCTTCATCCAGCGCTTACGTTTTGCTAATATTCGTGGGCTAATACACTCGCTAAACATTATCCCTAGTGGGATCATCACTAAGGACGCAAATAACATACCGATAAGGGATGACTTAACATGCTCGATATCTTCTTGGGTCACTTGGTCTCGTTTCTCAAAACCAGCCTCAGTCTTATTACTTTCTTTTGGGCTATTTTTTCCTTTTTCTTGGGAACTTGGCTTGGTCATTCCCTCGCTCGCAGAAGAGACAAAAGAAAGGAATTCAATGCCATTGCAGATCCGTTGTTCTTGCTTCTTGATAAATTCCTCGACGATTGTAAAGACGGGAAAAGAGACATGCCTCGCATCACTCGTGATGACTTCAGAGCCTTGCGCCCTCACTTGACCACAAGACAATGCAACAACTATAACCATGCCGTAGACAGCTTTTTTGATACCCTTAAAAGCAATGAGCTTTATGAGAACGATTGGATTTATCCTGTTATTAGGAACCCTGCAGAGATGATCCCCAATATCAATAACCTTATGGTTTTTATTAAACGACGTTAATTTTATTGAGTGATTCATTTCCTACCACCATTGATAAGTTCTTGTAGTTAACTGCTTTAAACAGCTTTGTTATTGTTTGTATAAGTTAGGGTTATATTTGAGACCTCCTTTAGTGAGCAAATCAGCCTCGATAGCCCTATTTTTTGGTATTAATTGACCAGGTCTTTTTTTCCATTGATAAAAAGCTTCCGGGGTTATTTTGAAAAAAGTGGCGACTTTATTAGCATCACCGAAATAAGATTCTACTTCTTGTGTCGTCATAAACACCTCCAAATGTAAGTTATGTTAGATATTAAGATATAAGTTATCTTTTATCAATAAAAAATAAGATAACTTAGTAATAACCTAACTTAGGATTAGAAGATGGACACAGTGGGAAGCAGAATAAAAAAGCTTCGGCAGGCAACAAAAACAACACAGAATGAATTAGGTAAGTATTGTGGAGTATCTGGTGTTGCTGTTGGTTATTGGGAAAAAGATCTTAATTCACCAAATGGTGAAGCTTTAATTAAATTAGCTCAGTTCTTCAATACAACTGAATCCTATATCCTTTATGGTATATCACAGCAAAATGATAATTCTATAATCACCTCAATGAAGAGATTGCCTGTGCTTTCTTATGTTCAGGCGGGAAAATTTACAGAATGTCTTTCTAAAGAAATATATGATGAAACAATGGAATACATTGAAACGTCAATAAAGGTTTCCCCATCAAGTTTTGCTCTTCATGTTAAAGGGGATTCCATGACCAACCCATCAGGAATGCCATCAATCCCGGAAGGTGTTAAAGTCATAGTGGATCCTGAGGCTGAGGTTATAAATGGTAAAATTGTCGTTGCACGCCTTACTGGAAGCGATGAAGTTACTATAAAAAAACTCATTATTGATGGTCCAAATAAATATCTTTCTCCTTTAAACCCACGCTACCCAAATATTCCTATTAATGGAAATTGTGAAATAGTCGGTGTAGTCAAGGGTGTACAGTACGAAATCTAAATTCCACATCATACAAATCTAATTTATTTTAGATTTGTATTGACATAACATCTAAGTTATCTTAGATTTATAACTAACGAAGCTTAGGAGTTATCATGACAACTGAACCAATAATCATAGCGCCAGATGGTTTCACTAATGAAGATATCGAAAAGTGGATGAGGGACAAGTTGCAGTGCATAGATTATCTCCCTGTTTTACACGGTAAGCGAGAAAGACTAATGAGCGATGTAAAAAAGCTAGATGCCGAAATAGCAGAGTACATCAGTAAAAGCGCTATTCAGATACAAAGTAAATGATTTTTATGTGTGAAGAGAACGTGTGAAGAGAAACAATGGCTGGCTGAGTCTTTTACCATTAAAAGGGGTTGTGGTGATAATGTTCTGCTCAGTCAGCCATTTTTATAAAGTTAGTTTTAGGATTGGTGGTTAGCGTTCTCATGCGAGATGCAACGCTAGTAATGTGATAAGACCTGATAAATCGACTGAGCTACAAATAAGGTAGCCAATACAAAAACAGAGCGTTCAGGAAATAAGCGAGTATAGCGACTCGGTGTTAACCACTAATCACTAAAACTAACTCAATAAGCAAGGGTACTGGCATTATTTGTGAAATGTCTTATCAGGATTATGTCAACTCGCTAGTGCCCTTTCTTATTGTGTGAAGTGATAACGTGAGGTTATAGAAATGAGCCAAGAAGATCGTAAGACAAATGTCCCTGACTTTCTTTCCGAATTGGACGCTGGCGTTTTTGAAAATAAAGTCTCTGCTGTTTTAAATGATGTGGCTTTAGGCGTTTTAAATAATGGTGGAAAAGGCAAAGTCACTATTGAATTAGATTTTGCTCGCCTTAGTAATTCAATGGAGGAAAAACGAGTTGAAATAACTCATAAGCTTAAATTCTCTGCACCAACACCTAGAGGAAAACGGGCTGAAGAAGATACTACTAAAACACCAATGTACGTAGGTAAAGGTGGTAAGTTGACCATTATGCAAGAAGACCAAGGTCAATTATTTTCTTTGCAAGGTCAGCCCGGCGGGAAATTAAAATCCGTTAATTAGTTTCCTTATTTTTAATTAAACCTATCCATTTAATTTAATGCTTTTAAATAAGTAGGAGTTTATTCATGTCTCAATTAGACGGTAATGCTATTTCGCAAATTCAAAATATGGCGGTGGCTTCATTAAGTCTCGAAGCAATAGAGAAATCTCTTTGCCCCGCCATTGTTCTTCCAAATGAATTTAAAGTGAGTAGTTTGGAAAATTTACAAGAAGGTCGCTTCCGTTTCCGTGGTGAAATGAAAACAACCAGTATCAGTGACTTTGTTAAATACTCAATCAAAAATGCAATTGATGAAGGTGTTAGCTGCTTTATTGATGCCGATGAAATGAGTGCCAAAACTATTTTTAATATCGGCACAATTGGTGAGCCTGGTCATGCTGATAATACTGCTCTTGTGAAATTAAAACAAACTGCCCCATTCGCAGCACTATTAAAAATTGATGGTGTTAAATATCGTCAAAAACAATTAGCCGAGTGGTTAGAAGATTGGCACGATTATTTAATGGCATTTGATGCTGACGGTAATGTTTTAGATATCAAACAAGCTATTTCTGCTGTTCGTCGTATTACGATTGAATCAACACGCTCTGCTGAACATGAAGACGCTGATTTTAGTGCTAAACGCTCAGTGTTAGAAAATGTTGAAGCAAGAAGCAAAGACATTATGCCTGCTACATTCCAGTTTACTTGTGCTCCTTATGACGAATTAAAAGAACGTAGCATTAAATTACGTTATAGCGTACTCACTGGTGATGATATTCCCGTTTTAGTTCTTCGAATCATTCAACTTGAAAAACTTGAAGAACAAATCGCTCAAGAGTTTCGAGATATGCTTTGCAATGAATTCGATGAAAGCAAAATCGAAACATTCATTGGTAAATTTTCAGCGTAATTAATCGCACAAATGCCACTAACTTGGTGGCATTTGTAAATTGTGTGGAGAGAATAATGTCTTATATTGCAACAGCAACAAATAAACATTTCTATTATCTCGATGTACGGATCGAAGATATAGATATTCAAGATATTGCGACAGGTTTAGCTAATGAATGTCGCTTTAATGGACAAATTGATAATTTCTATTCTGTTGCTCAGCATTCTGTGTATACCAGTTATTTAGTTGCACCTGAATTTGCTTTAGAAGCCCTACTTCATGATGCCAGTGAAGCTTATGTCAAAGATCTACCGTCACCACTTAAAAAATTATTGCCTGAATATAAATTAATTGAATTGCGTGTGGAAAAGATAATCCGCAAAAAGTTTGGATTACCTGAAAATATGTCTGATGAAGTCCACTTTGCAGACCTAATGATGTTAGCCACAGAAAAGCGTGATTTAGACATTGATGCAGGTAGTAACTGGTTAATGCTTGAAGGTATTCCAGCTAGCGATTTTGCTGTCAACCCGCTAACCCCTCGACAAGCAAAATCCCTATTCTTACGCCGTTTTAATGAACTTTATAAGGAGGTTGAGAATGGCTAACGGATCAGTAAACAAAGTAATTCTTATCGGCAATTTAGGGCGTGATCCTGAAATTCGTTATCTTCCTTCTGGTGGTGCTGTTGCCAATTTAGCTGTGGCCACATCAGAGAAATGGCGTGACAAACAAACAGGTGAAAATCGCGAAAAAACAGAATGGCATCGTGTCGTTCTGTTTGGAAAACTCGCCGATATCGCCAGTGGCTATTTGTGTAAAGGCTCGCAAGTTTATATCGAGGGCCAACTACAAACGCGCGAGTGGGATGATAACGGCATTAAACGCTATACAACAGAAATTGTTGTAAAGATTGGCGGTTCAATGCAAATGCTAGGTGGTGCTAGTAAATCAGTAGGTTCACAACCGGCACAGCAAAACCCGCCACCGGCTCAACCTCAAGCACAGAGTAGTCAGCCACCAATGGATTTTGAGGATGATATTCCCTTCGCACCTATTGGGCTTATGTGTCCACGCCATTTAATTAATGTGGTTTAACCCACTTACTCAGTGCAAGGATGCAAACAGGAGATAGATACATGGCTAATAAATTTAATTGCCCCGAATGTGGCTCAGTTGTAAATGCATGGGCTGATCTAGATGCGACAGTAATATTTAAAATTAATAATCACGGGAAATTAACCAAACGTGTGATTAAAAATACAAATCAGACAGATGGACGATGCGGTGTTGAATGTACTAAATGTGATTGGATTCTATATGCTGATAGCGATTATTCAGAATATCCGCATTTTGAAGAGTTGGCTTGTCAGGCTCTTGCTTATGAAGAGGAAATAGAAACCTTAAGTGTGAAGTCAAAATATAGTGACTGACTCGTAGGGATGCAATAAGAGGAATGAATATGAAAGAGCGCGGAATTATTTTTAACTCAGAAATGGTACGCGCCATCCTTGATGGCCGTAAAACTCAAACTCGTAGAATCATGAAACCCCAACCAAAAACAAATGAAAATGGTGATATATGGTGGCCTAGTAATATATGTCAGTCCATGATCAATATTAAAGAAATGATGCAGGACAACGAGGGTGTATGGGCTGGAATTGCTGGTATATCCTGCCCGCACGGTGGTGTTGGCGATCACCTTTGGGTTCGTGAAACATTTAAAGCAGGGGTATGCACTGAATCAACAATTGCATATAAAGCTACACATAAACCATCTGATTTAGAAGAAGGATGGTATGAAGAAATTAAGTGGACTCCATCTATACACATGCCTCGCTGGGCTTCACGCATTACGTTAGAAATTGTTGATGTTCGTGTTGAGCGTTTAAAAGATGCTGGAGATACTGAGTTTAAAGCTGAAGGCTACCCTTTAGATCGTGAATTAACTGGCGGTAGTATGGATCCGTTTTGCTGGTTTCGTAACCTTTGGGATTCAGTGTCACCTACTAACTTTAAATATGCAGATAATCCGTGGGTGTGGGTGATTGAGTTTAAAAGGATTTAATGATGGAAATAAAAGGTCAATTAATTAGTAGTCAGCGTTATTTAAATGAGTATGTTGTTTTAGATAAAGTTAAAAGATTTAAAGTGTTTATTGTCGATATATTGCATGTAACTTTAAGAGGTAAGCAATATACATTATTAGTAAATGGGCATCATAATTTCGCAGCTGCAAAAAGGTTAGGGATAAAACCACAATACAGAACACCTAAAAAATTATTAAAAGCATTTAACTCCTGGTCTCAAAGTGAAAGAGAAACTTTTATTATAAATAACCTAACTGATAGCCATTTATATGATGTAAATACAGGTGAGGTTGTGCAGGAGTTAATGGAACCAGATTTTAATAATATGTCATTTCAACGAAATCTAACAAACGGATTAAAATTGTATCAGCAATAACCACCAGCATTAACTAATATCTATTTAAACTGTGTACGGACAGTGTGGAGAGAAAATATGTATTTTGAATGCATACCGATTTCTATGTATTGCAAGTTATTTGGTGAATCAACTGACGCAATAAATAAGCGGTTACAAAGGCAATTCTGGCATGAGGGAGTTCACGTATTGAAAATTGAAGGCGTAAAAGAACGCTGGATTGATATGAAGGAAGTCAATAAATGGGCCAGACAAAACAAAATAAACTCCCCCGCGGAGTAATGATTCGTAAGCATAAATCAGGAGAAACAATTAATATTTCATTCACATTTAAAGGGGTTCATTGCCGTGAACCTCTATCTAATCTTGAAATAAACTCTAAAAACATAAAATACGCAGAACGTTTATTAGGTGAGATATATAACAAAATAGAAAAAGGAATTTTTTCTTATGTTGAATATTTCCCTAAATCATCAAAATTAAAAATATTTGGTAATAAATGCAAAGGAAGGAGCATAAATGAATATCTAGATGAGTATTTAGATATTTGTAAAACTAGAGAGTTGTCACCATCAACAATTGTTGGTTATAAAAAATGTAAAAATGCACTTTCTGCATTACACGATTTATCAGTTGTTGATTTAACGCCAGGGATATTAAAAACATGGATACAAAAACAAAATACGTCATTAAAGACAATTAGAAATCAATTATCTTTCTTACGAAGTGCTTTAGATGAGGCGGTAACTGATGGTTTAATTCTATCTAACCCAGCAACTTTAGTAACCGCATCAAGATATCAGACAAAAAGTAGTTCGCTAGAGAGTGACTATGTTGTAGATCCTTTAACGCCTGAAGAGGTAGATAAAATATATAGCTCCACAAAATATGATCAATGGAAAAACTTATTTCAGTTCGCAGTCAACACAGGCTTACGTAGCTCTGAATTATGTGCGTTGAGGTGGGATGATATTGATTTCATTAACAACAAAGCGCATATCAAATCAGCTAGTGTTGTTGGCGTGATTAAAGGCACTAAAACGAAAGCTGGAACACGAATTATAGAATTGAATGAATATGCTATTTCAGCCATAAGCTCCCAAAAGAAATTCACTTTTTTAAAAAATGAAACTATTTTTGAAGATCCAAAAACAAATGAGGCTTGGGCTGGTGCTGACGCAATTAGAAAAAAGGCATGGGTACCAACACTAAAGAAAGCTGGAGTACGATATAGGAACCCATATCAAACAAGACATACATTTGCTGTCAAGCATATTAGCAATGGAGTTAACTTATTTTGGTTGGCTTCACAGATGGGACATAAAGGCCCTGAAATGCTTTTCAGACATTATGGATCGTATTTGAAAGAGTATGATGGCAACACTTCTATTTTAAAGAAAGTAGACAGCAGATAGCCACAATTAGGACTATAGTTGAGCCGTAAATCATACGCGTAGCGTGCCAGATATAATAAGCTCTTATATTACAATCAGTTGAACAACTCAGGACGCGGGTTCAACTCCCGCCAGCTCCACCACTATCTAACGGCCTGATTCTTAACAAGTTTCAGGCCGTGTTTCTTTCTATCATGTCGAAATTGTGCCACAGGAATGTACCACATGACGACCATAAAACTCCCCCACTACCTTTACCAACGAGGCTCCATCTGGTGGTTTAGAAAAGCTATACCTTCAACAACATCACGCAAAGACATTCGCCTTAGCCTAAAAACAAGCCACTTAAGCACAGCGAGGTCATTAGCCTTACTACTGAACAATCATTATAATCGTTTAATAAACTCTCACACTGGAACCCATACAATGACCGAGAACCAACTTAATTTCTTTCAATTCCAACTCAGAAAACTGATTAAATTATGGTGGTAGCGTGAAATGGAGGATTTCCATGGTGATTTTGATAAAGGCATCGAAGAACTTAATGATTTATTACATGTAGCTACTGAGCAAATAGAAGCTCATCACATTCATATTATGGGTAATATCCTACCAAGATAACACTAAAAATAAACGTATAGCCTCTAAATTACTGGTGGAAATTACAGATAAAATTCCCGATGAGGAAAATAAGCTAACCGATACTGACTATCAACAATTAGCACTTATGGTTGACCAAGCATCACTACAGCACTATAAACATCTTAGCCAGTATTTTACGGATCTAAAACCTGAGTGGTTGAGTGAAACAGTTTCTATAACTGATGCACAACTCAACCCATCTATAGTTTCTGAACGCTTTTTACTTAGTGAGCTTATTAAGAAATATCAAGCTGAAAATATTGAAAAGGAACACAGCAAAAAAACACAAAATAAATATGCCCAATGCCTTGCCTTAACTATCAGTTATTTTGACGATATCTTTGTCGATACCATCCCCCCCGAGCAAGGTAGACATTTTAGAGAAGCCCTTAAATCCCTCCCCATCGGGTTAAAAACGAAAGATATGCAACAGAGTCCATTACATGAATTAATAAAAAAATCAGGTCAAACTCAAACTATATCGGTGCAAACGGCTAATTCCCACTTACAAAAAGTGTCACATTTTTTTGATTGGGGAGTCTCTTTAGGTTACTTAACTCAGAATCCGATTCCACAAGAACCGCTTCCAACACCCAGAATTAATCATAAGGATGATAGGCTTGTTATCACAAATGAAGAAGCAACTAAAGTCTTTAATCACCCCATTTTTACCAAACACCAAGGTATCAAGACTAAAAAGATACAACAACCGTATCATTTTTGGCTGCCTTTAATTTGTTTATTTACGGGAGTGCGTCCCGGAGAGGCTTGTCAGCTATACACAAATGATATTGAAAATGTCAATGGAGTCATGTGCATCCGTATTGATAACCGCTATGAACAACAACGGTTGAAAACTCCAAATGCAAAAACGCTACATTCCTATTCATCAACAACTTATTGAATTAGGATTTTTAGTTTTTGTTAATGATAAGACTAAATTACACCCAGAAAATAAACGCCTATTTCCCGAAATTAAGCTCATACAAGATTCTTTTGCCACAAACCCCGGAGAATGGTTCAACCGTAATCTACGAGACCGTCAATCACTTCCTGATCACGTCACTCTATACAGTTTTCGCCATTATTTTAGAGATAAATTACTTGCTCAGCATCCTTCAGATGAGTACTTGAACAAAATAATGGGACACCAAACAAGCTCCTACGGTAGTTCCTTACCAAATGACCAAAAAGCTATGAAAGAGTTAATCAATCAACTTGATTACTCATCTATCGTAGCACAAGTGCTAACATACCCAAACTTAGCTATATTTCACTCACTCTAATATACTTATTCAGCGGACAGTAAAACAATTTAACTATGCCGCTTCAAGCCTCATTATGGCTATGTACTGCATAGCTTCGATAGTAACGTTACACCTTAATATAAAGTTACCAACTATCGTTGCCATGCCTAGACGTAACGCTATTTCACTTGTTACGCTATAAATTAGTCCAGTCTTAATTTACTGGCCTTAGGCTCCTTGAGATGAAATTATTTTATTCTTTATTGAGGTTACAATCGTTACTTTGATACGCCTAGGTACAGATAGATTTTTTTGTAACGTAAAGTTATATTGTAACAATACATACTAGCAACTGCTTAGCTAGAAAAATTTTGTTCTAACGCCGATCTTCATCAGCATAATGCTTGCACTATGCTGAATAATGAAATTAAACCCTCAATAAAGGCCAAAGAAGCATTTGGGTTAGGAATGGTTTATTTTGAAGATGGTGTTTTACAAAACTATGAGCTATCAGAAAAATGGTTTATAGCATCTTGCCAGAATAATAATGATGTTTCATGCGAATATAGTGATAGCGCAGCTACAAGAAAAAACAATAATTTGAGCATGGGCTAACCCCTGATGAATACTGGGAGAAAGGATTTGATATTAAACGTGAACGTCAGCTTGGTGAAAAAGATTTATCCTATGAATACTACTTTGAAGCAGCAAGAAAAGGTAATATAAAAGCACAAGTTTTTTAGGGAATGCATATTTATATCGCGGAGCCCCAAATGATTATAAAAAAGCAAAAAAGTGGTTTGAAACATCATTGAAAAGTAATGATAAAACCATTGTACGTGAAGCTTATTTAGGCTTAGGTACTATTTATTATGATGGCCTTGGGGTTAGGCGGAATGTATATCAAGATAGATATTTTATTGGTAAATCATGTGATATGGGTTTAGAAGATGCTTGTGCAACATATGCTAAACTCTTCATTCAATGATTAACATGGTTAGTTCAACTTCAGCAACAGAGTTGAACTGAAAGTAATGTACAAATGCTTACTTACAGGGGCGGTCATGAGTACATTTAAAGCCAACCGAAAAGGTTCACTACGCTGGCAGTTTGAGTCAATCCTGAACCATTGCTGGATATCATAAACTTACAACGATGACATAAATGCTTATCTACTTTTATTAAAAGGATTATGCCTTGCTATCCAATAACAATAAAAAGCTAAAAATCATTCTTGAAGAAGCCAAAATAATTGCTCAAGAATACTATAAAATAACAAATAAACCCCTCGGCATAACAGGCGAGATTCAGAGTTTGAAACTGCAAAAATCCTTGGGTTAGAACTCTGTGAAGCTCGTCAAGCTGGATATGATGCAATTAGAACGCGAAATGGCAAGATAGAAAAAATACAAATTAAAGGTCGTTATATGCCTAATTATCAAAAAGTATCAGGAAGATTGGGAGCTATTGATATATCAAAACCATTTGATTCCGTTATTTTTGTCCAGCTTGATGAGAATTTTGATGCATTTGCCATTTATGAAGCAACAAGAGATAATGTTATATTCGCGTTAAAAGCCCTCGGATCCACATCAAGAAACATAAAAAATCAATTAAGTATAGCCAAATTTAAATCTATTAGTACGCTGATTTGGGTCAAGCCCCTCTGTTTAGTGGATAATGAAACTTAG